AACCCGCGAGTCCACTGGTTCGCTGTTCCAGTTTGTTGCGACTGTTGACGTCACGTTAAATGGCTCTGGCGCAGGTAACATCACTGTTGCTCCGATCTATTCTTCCGGTAATGCTCTAGCTACTGTTGCCAGCCTTCCTGCTGCTAGCAAAGCTGTTGTATTTGTCGGCGCAGCGTCTAGCCAGTACCCACAAAACCTCGTCTATCACAAAGACGCTATCACTTTTGCCACTGCCGATTTGATGATGCCGCAAGGCGTTGACATGGCATCGCGTCAGGTTCACAACGGTATTTCGATGCGTATTGTTCGTCAGTACGACATCAACAACGACCGTATGCCCTGCCGTATTGACGTGTTGTACGGCTACAGCGTGATTCGCCCACAAATGGCTGTTCGTCTCTGGGGTTAATCAATCTAGGGGGCTTCGGCCCCCTTACCGAATTATTTTTTGAAAGGATTTATCATGGCAATTCCTAATGGTGCTGGTGGTTATCAGTACAACGACGGTAATACCGGCGAGGCTTTGTTGTTTGTTCAAGGCGCTCCTACCGCGCTTACTGGCGCAGCTACGGTTACAGCGGCTCAATTGGCAAACGGTCTGTTTACGTTTGACGGCACCGCTGGTGCAATGACGCTGCCCACGGTCGCGTTGCTTGAAGATGAAATTTCTTCGGCAGCTAAGGTCAATGCAGCGTTTACGTTTGCAGTCGTTAATATCGACGGCACGGACGCTGTAACCGTGACCGCAGGTACGGGCTGGACTATTGTTGGCACCGCTGCTGTATCAGCCAATACATCGTCGCAGTGGCTGGCTCGCAAGACCGGCGTTGGCACTTGGACGGCTTATCGTATTGCGTAATTGATAGGGGGTTCGCCCCCTATTTTTAAAAGGATTAGCTATGTCAAACACTAAGCCAATTGGCGTTGCTTTTACAGACCAAGACATCATCGGCGCGCAGTACATATTGTCTGATGAACAGTTTGGTTACACAGCAAACGCCCAAGGTACGGTAACCCAGGCTACTAGCAAATCGACTGCTGTAACGCTTAATAAGTCTGCTGGTCAGATCACGATGAACAACGCAGCTTTGGCGAGCGTAACTAACGTAACTTTTACGTTGAACAACTCGCTTATTTCTGCTAACGACATTTTGATTTTGAACGTGAGTGGCGGCGCTACTTCGGGCGCTTACAATTGTTGGGTTTCGGGTTTAAGCGCAGGTTCTGCGTCTATCACTTTACGCAACATCTCGGGCGGCTCATTGTCTGAGGCAGTTGTTATTAATTTTGCTCTTATTCATTGCGTGTAAGGCGCGGGGGCTAATAACCCCCCTGTAAACTATGGCCGTCATCTATCTTCGTCACGCCACTCACGGCGCTAAAGTCGCTATATCTGATAAAGAAGCCGATAACGATAGAGAAAACGGCTGGGAAGTGTATGATCCTAATGATGTAGAAGATGAGATGGAGCCAGTTAACGAGCTTCAGCCTCGTCGTCGCAGCCGTAGAACTCAGGAGGTTGAGTTATGACAACTGCCGCTGAACTTATTAACGGGTCGCTTCGCCTTCTTGGTGTTTTAGCTGAAGGTGAAGAACCTTCGGTTGCGGTTATGCAAGACTCTATCATGGCAATGAATCAAATGATTCAGTCATGGGACACTGAGCGTTTGTCAGTTTTTAGTACGCAAGATCAAGTGTTTACTTGGCCTGCGTACACTATGTCGCGCACGATTGGTCCTACCGGCGATTTTGTAGGCAACCGCCCTATTGAAATTGATGACGCAACTTACTTCAAAGACCCGTCGTCGGGATTGTCGTTTGGCGTCAAACTAATCAATCAACAGCAGTACGATGGCATTGCGTTTAAAACGGTTACATCGACATACCCACAAGTTATGTGGGTAAACAATACGTTTCCAGATATGGAAATGACGGTGTATCCAGTGCCTATAAAAGCGTTGGAGTGGCACATTATCTCTGTAGAAACGCTGACGGAAGTCTCAAGCGTCGCTACAGACATGTATTTTCCGCCAGGCTACTTACGGGCGTTTCGATACAACTTAGCCTGCGAACTAGCGCCTGAGTTTGGTGTTGAACCGTCGCCGCAAGTGCAGCGTATTGCCATGTCAAGCAAGCGCAACATCAAGCGCATCAACTTCCCCGGCGATCTTATGGCGATACCTTATCCAATTGTTGCAACGCGTCAACGGTATAACATCTACGCCAACAACTTCTAATGAAAACGCCGATTCTTGGATCGACTTACGTTGCCCGTTCCGTCAACGCAGCCGATGCGAGGATGGTCAATCTGTTTCCGGAAGTTGTGCCGGAAGGCGGCAAAGAACCCGCATTTCTTCAGCGCTGCCCTGGTCTGCTCAACCTTGCTACGATTGGTAGTGGGCCTATTCGTGGGCTGTGGACGTTTTCGTCTGACAATAGCACCGCGTTTGTTGTGTCGGGTAATGAGCTGTACAAAATTAACACCAGCTACACCGCGACGTTGCTTGGCTCTATTCCTGGCACTGGCCCTGTCAGCATGGCCGATAACGGCACACAGTTGTTTATCGCTTGTAACGGCCCTAGCTACATTTACAACAACAGTACCGGCGAATTTGGTCAGATCGTAGACCCAGACTTTCCCGGCGCAGTGTCGGTTGGGTATATTGATGGCTATTTTGTCTTTAATGAACCGAACAGCCAGCGTATTTGGGTTACGCAACTGCTCGACGGCACGTCGATTGAACCACTGGATTTTGCTAGCGCGGAAGGTTCGCCTGATGGCGTTGTCGGTCTTATTGTTGATCACCGAGAAGTTTGGGTTTACGGTACAAACTCAGTTGAAGTATGGTACGACGCCGGTACGCCAGACTTCCCTCTTCAGCGCATACAAGGCGCGTTTAACGAAATCGGCTGTATTTCCGCGTACACGATTGCCAAAATGGACAACGGTTTGTTTTGGCTCGGCGCAGATGCCCGAGGGCAAGGTATTGTCTACCGCGCTAACGGCTACACCGGGCAGCGCATCAGCACACACGCGGTCGAATGGCAAATTCAGCAATACGGCAATCTAACTGACGCGCTTGCATACACGTATCAGCAAGACGGCCATAGCTTTTACGTCCTTATATTCCCCAGCGCCAACACGACGTGGGTCTATGACGTAGCGACAGGCGCATGGCATGAGCGCGCAGGCTGGAGCGACGGATCGTTTACGCGGCATCGCAGCAATTGTCAGATGGCGTTTAACAACCAAATTATTGTGGGCGACTATCAAAACGGCAACATCTACGCGTTTGATCTTGACACTTACGCTGATAACGGTCAGATACAAAAGTGGCTGCGCTCGTGGCGGGCGTTGCCAACAGGCCAAAACAATCTTAAGCGCACCGCACAACACGCCATGCAGCTTGACATGGAATCGGGCGTTGGGTTAGCAACAGGCCAAGGCAGTAATCCAGAAGTTATGCTGCGTTGGTCTGACGATGGCGGTCATACATGGTCTAACTACCGTACTACGTCAGTAGGCAAAATTGGCGAGTATTACTACCGTGTTTGGTTCCGTCGCTTAGGCATGACAATGAAATTGCGCGATCGCGTATATGAGCTGTCAATGACAGACCCTGTGAAGACTGCGATTATGGGTGCGGAAATTCTCATAACGCCGACCAATGCTTAACGTTACCAACATACCCGCGCCGCGCGTCAGCATTATTGACGAGCGAACAGGGCTTATTTCGCGTGAATGGTATCGATTCTTTTTAAATTTGTTTACGCTAGTAGGGCAAGGCAACAATCAAACAAGTCTTGATGACCTTCAAGTTGGACCCCCGGCGCAAAACATCAACATATTGGTGTCAGGTAGTTCAACCGATTTAGCCCCTCCCCCTGCACCCATCACCTCAATAGCAGACAATCAAGCGCTGCTGCCCGCTAATTTGCAATTACTAGTCGATAACGGCCAAGCGTTACTGCCTTCGGTTGTACAAGCGCTAATTCAAAGTTATGCCGACTTAGCGCCGCCAGTTATTCCTCCAAGCATACCCACTAACGGCACAGTCACGAGTGTTGACGTGTCTGGTGGCACGACAGGCATGTCGTTTACTGGCGGTCCTATCACTACGTCAGGCACGATTACGATGTCTGGCACGTTAGGGACAGCTAATGGCGGCACAGGCGCATCGTCGCTTACTAGCGCTGGGATTGTCACACTAACAGACAGCCAAGTAATTACAGGGCAGAAAAACTTTACTAGTTATTCTTGCACTTACGCAGGCACTACCTACGCTACAACAAACGCTTACTTTGGTGAGAGCAGCGCTTACGCTGCCATAGGCGGTGTCAATGGTGTGGTTTTGGCTAGCGGCGCAACGTATCCCGGTACAGGACGGTATGTAGCAGACGCTACTTCGTTTCGTCCATACGCCACTACAACCTATAGCTGTGGCACGTTAAGCCAGCGTTGGACAACGGTCTACTCGCAAAACCTTGACTTGTCGGGTGTTGTAGCCGCAGGCACTTGGAACGGTTCAACCATTGGTATTGGTTATGGCGGCACGGGCGTTATTTCGACGCCTTCTAACGGTCAATTACTTATTGGTAATGGGTCTGGCTACTCTTTATCAACGCTTACCGCTGGAAGCAATATAAGTATTACTAATGGTTCTGGTGGTATTACAATAGCCGCGACCGGCGGCAGCGGTACAGTCACTAGCGTTAGCGGCAGCGGTGGCTCGACAGGCTTGACGCTTACCGGTGGCCCTATCACGACGTCGGGTACGCTAACGCTAGGCGGCACGCTTGCAACGACTAGCGGCGGTACGGGCGCATCATCGCTTACTGGCGCAGGTATTGTCACGACAACAGATACACAAACCATCAGCGGCCAGAAAAATTTTACAAGCTACACCAATACCTTTTTAGGTACAACGTATGCTACTTCGGACGGCTCCGTTGCTAGCAACGCTTATTTTGGTGAGAACACTGCTTACGCCGTTATAGGAGGCGTTAATGGTGTTGTGCTGGCTAGCGGTGGGACTTTTCCAGGCACGTCTATTTTTGCGGGCGACAGCAACACTTGGCGACCGACTACCGATAACGCCCGCGCTTTAGGAACTGCTTCGTTTCGGTATACGGAAGTCTACGCAGTTAACGGCACAATTAACACATCAGACGCATCGCAAAAGCAGCAGGTTAGGGAACTATTTGACGTCGAGCAGCGCGTAGCGCAACGTGTTAAAAAGCTGATACGGGCGTTTAAGTGGAATGACGCCGTTGAAGCAAAAGGTGAAGATGCGCGGACTCATTTTGGTGTTATCGCGCAAGATGTGCAAGAAGCATTTGCCGCCGAGGGCTTAGATGCGTCAAAATACGGTTTGTTTTGCAGTGACACATGGACCAACTCAGACGGATCGTCACAAACGCGTTTAGGCGTGCGTTACAGCGAATTGTTGGCTTTTGTCATCGCCGCACTTTAAGGACTACTATGACAACCATTTTATCCCCTAGCCCAAAACTTCAGTTTTTTGCTTCGGATGGCTCGTTGCTAGTTGGCGGCAAACTCTATACTTACGAAGCCGGAACGACCACGCCGTTAGCGACTTACACCGATTCTACTGGGGCGACGGCTAACACAAACCCCATCATTTTAAGCGTACGCGGAGAGGCCAACGTCTGGTTAGGTACGTCGTCGTACAAATTTGTTCTTAAAGATAGCAATGACGTCCTTATCTGGACGGTCGATAACATCTCAACGGCGCAAGGTCTTATCGACGCCTTGAGCGCATCTTTGGCTGCGGCATCTGGTTCTTCTTTAATTGGCTATTCGCCATCAGGCGCGGGCGCCGTAACGACAACGGTACAGGCCAAACTGCGCCAGACCATAAGCGTTAAAGACTTTGGTGCCACAGGCGATGGTACGACCGACGACACTGTGGCGTTTCAAAACGCGCTGACTGCTGCGACAGGTAAATCGCTGTACGTGCCTGCCGGTACATACGTCTGTACGGGGCTAACGATTTACAGCGGCACTAACATGTACGGCGATTCGCCTGCTACGTCGATTATCAAGGCCAAGAGCACCCTCGGCGCTACAACGCCGCTACTAAAGAACCCCAATCAGACAGGCACTGCGTACGTTTATGTAGACAAAGGTATTAGCGTCAGCAACATCAAGTTTGACGGTAACAACTTAGGCCCGCGCACGGCTGAGTTGGTTTCGTTTGGTAAGGTCGAAGACCTTAACATCACTAACTGCTACGTGTACAACGTGCAGTACATTGGTATCGCTGTGGCAGGTTGCTTGGCCGTAAGCGTTAATCAATGTTTGTTTACTGAGTGCGGCAGCGACAGTGTGCTCGCTGAGGGTGGTGCTGCGTTGTGGATGGGTCCAGCCGCTGACACGACTAAATCGTATGACGTTAGCGTCAACGAAAGCAGCTTTATTAGCAACAACTGGTCCGCCATGTACGCCAACGGCGATCGATTGTCGATCAACGGTAACTACTTGTCGAGCAATAAAGAGTCCGGCATTTTTATGACCGGCAGTAACAACGTTATTGCAGACAATTGGATTAGCGGTCAAACAAAAAAGAACATATCTGCGTCGGGTATTGAGGCAGGCGGTAGTTTTCACACGATTAGCGGCAACTTTGTAGGTGATTGCGGCGACTACTGTATCGCCGTCACGGATGTGCAGTTCTCCACGATTACGGGTAACTCGCTCTACAACCCACGCCGTGAGAGCGCGTCGTTCCCCAACGCAAGCTGCATTGGCATCATTTCGCTAACGGCTAGCCCAAACCAACCGCGCTATCTTTTAATTGTTGGCAACAACATGTGGGCGCCGTCTAATGACGCCTACGCTGCGGTCTACTTCTACGGCACGTCTTCTGCGCCGCAGTACGTCACAATCAATGATAACCAGATGAACGGCAACACATGGACGTCTGGTCAAGCAATCTATGTGTCGTCGGGGCAGGCGTCTTCGTCGCAAATTTTCCGCGACAATCCTGGCGCGTTTGATGTGTTTGACCAAGGCGGCTACGCGTCGGGTCGCTTCTACGCTGGTGAAACACTATCGCCCGCTACGGCAGCAGGCACGTTGGCAGTAGCGGCTAACACCTTCTACGCAATGCCATTTACGGTAAGACAGTCGCAGCTTTGGACAAAGATCGGCTGCACGGTAACGACCGCAGGTACAGGCGTTTTTGCATACCTTGGTATCTATCGTATGGAAAACGGTATACCAACATCACTAGCATTAGACGCAGGCGCAGTCGGTTTAACATCGACCGGCACCAAAGAAATTACTATTTCTCAGCCTTTACCCTCAGGAACCTACGCGCTTGTAATGCTCGCCAACGCTAGCGGTGCTACGGTCAGGGCTGGAACACCTAGTGATGTGGCGTTAGCTACGGTAGGATGTAGCGCAGTAGGGACGGCGGACACGTTGATTACCGCCAGCCAAACTTACGGTACGTTACCGTCCACTTTCCCCGCCGTATCCTATTCATCCAGCAGCACACCCTTGCTGACGTTGCGCTATGGAGTTTAAAAAATGACTGTAACTGCAAAAACACTGGCCGAAGGCCAAATTATCCCCAACTCAAATACAACGGTGTATACCGCGCCGTTATCTGTAACGACGATCATCGATAAACTGACCACGGCTAATTACGATTCTGTAGCGCGTGTGATTACGATTAGCATCGTAGCGTCAGGTGGCTCTGTAGGCGACGCGTATTACATAGGTAAGCAAACTTTAGCCGCATACGAAACGTATATCTGGCCTGAAGTTGTTGGACAGATTCTTAGTCCTGGCGATTATGTGTCAGCTATTGCCAGCAACAATACCGGCGTTAACTTACGCATGAGTGGGCGCGAGATAACTTAAGGAGTACGGCTATGGCCGCATGGATGATACCCGCAGCAATTATTGGTAGCGCATTACTAGGTTCTAGCTCAGCTAAAAAAGCCGCTAGTACGCAAGCTGACGCCGCTAATCGCGCTGCTGACTTGCAGATGCAGCAGTTTGAGCGCCAGGTTGAACTGCAAGAGCCTTGGCGTCAGGCGGGCATCACGGCGCTCAACAAGCTCACGCCGTTGGCGACT